GTTCCCAGGTTCGCGTATACGGTCGGAAGCACCATATCCGTGCCCCGGGTGCCGCAGATCCCGGCAGTTAACTGCCGCCCGTGGGAGCTCAGAACCTCCCACGGAATGGTACACTGACCGTCCGCGCCCAAAAGCACGGACCGGACCTCGTTCCCCGCCTTGAACACCGCCGTCTTCGTCAGGCCCTCCCAGTCCGGGGAGAACTCGAACCTGGCCTCGTAGGCGTTTACACTGCCGCTGGTGAGGGGTTCGCGGGCCCGGACGGTCAGTTGGGTTTTGTTTGCGTAGAGGATGAACATTTTTGCCTCCCTTACAGAATCAGAATCCGCACATGGGTATCGTCGAGACGGGACATCACCCGGTACCGGGTCCGCGCCTTGCTTGCCACGGCGATACCGCCCTCACCCACTGCCGCCCAGCCATTGGGTTGACAGGTCCCGCCATCCACGGTCACGAGCTTCCCCAGCATTCCCACCGCGTCCCACTCGGGGCGCTGGGAGCGGGGCCGGTAGGTCTGACTGCCGTCGTAGTCCGGGTTGCGCTTCTGCCGCCGCTCTATGTGGGCGGGGATCAGGACTTCCCCCTCCGGCCCAAGCCGGTCCGGCACCTCTACGTCCTCCCAGAGCGGCCTGCCAAAGATGTCCCGCAGATACATCCCCTGCCATTGGTCATCATGGACATCCCCAACCACCGACGGGTTGCCGGAGACGATGCCCAAGATGTAATCATCCTCTGGACCCGCAATTCGGATGCGCTCCCCATCCAGGGTGACAAAACAGCCTGCGCGGTCCTCGCCCTCTGGGTTTCCGTCTGCCCACTCGAAAAGTTCTGCGTAGTCAGCGCCAGAGCTGTTGTAGTTTCCACCATAGACCGCAGAAGTTGTCACACGGAATGCGTTTGAAAAAGTGGAATCTACTCCAGACCCAACAATGAATCTATCTGTAGTCGAAATATTTTTGTTGTTTGCTCCACAAGCGAAAGAAAAGTCTGCTGTTGTTTTAGTGCTCTGTCCAATTGAACATGAGAAGTTTCCAGAAGCGTCATAGTTATTGCAACATCCAAGAGCATATTGACCGCTAGCTATTCCTCCACCCAACGCAGCTGATCCGATTCCGCTTGCAACCGAGTTGTCTCCCACTGAAAAAGCATCTCGCGCTGTTGCTCGGGCATTTCCTAACGCACAAGAATATTCACCAGAAGCTTCTGCAAGATATCCGATTGCAATTGCATTATCAGCTGTAGCTTCGGTGCTTCCCCCACCTAACGCCACAGAATTTTTCCCAACTGCCGTCCCGCTTTTTCTTCCCATAGAAATACTTCCTGTGAACACGGGCGACGCCGCAGGTGCGGACCCCGTCACCTGACCTACCGAGTAATCCCCGTTCTGCGGCGTTACCGCTCCTGTTCTGCCTTTGAAGCTGGACACACCAGACGAAGCGGAAACGCCTCCGGATTGGTTGACCCATTCCGTGTCATAGTCAGCGTTGGACCTCTTTGCAAGTACCTGCCCGGTCGTTCCGCCCGCAGGAACGCCCTCGCCTGGATCTCCCTTTTGGCCTGGAGCCCCGTCTGCACCATCAGCCCCGGCGGGCCCGGGAGGGCCGACAATCCCCCCGCTAAGAGCTTTACCGATTGCTTCATCGATTTGAGCTCCGGTATATGCGCCTTGATAACCTTCTGCCATAATTCACCTCACGCACAAATAATTTTTCCCGTCAGCAGTCACGTAGGATGCGCTATCTACCGGAATGTACGGCCAATAGTCAAGCGCACTGGGATAATCTGCCGGACCAGCATAAATATATCCCTTCCACCTATTGTCTTTTGGCGATACAAGGGGAAGCTTTGCTCCTATTTCGGCTCTAAGAGCTTGGTGTTCCGCCGGAATCGTTCCCCCATTACACAACAGCCACTCCCGCTGTGGCACGGGATGGGACAGTGTAACAATCACGTCCCCGATTGCAACGCCCCTCTTGCGGCTGATTGCCTCATCCAACGCAGCGATTGCACTGTTGGCTTTGTCCTCAACGGCTTTCCCCATGTCAAGGATTCTTTGTATCTCGCGGTCGATGCCTCCGGTGAGGAATTCATAAATATACAGCACATCCGCAGAGATATGGGACAGCGGCGTGATGTAGCCGCAAAGTCCTTCCTCTGAGCGAACGTCGGTGATATCCTCCGGCGACAACGTTGTCGTCCCGCGCCGGATGCGGACGAAAAACAGAATCAGGTTGTACTCCGTTTCTCCCCGGATGATGCCAAGATTCTCCCGGATGGCGGCGGGGTCCACGCCCTCCAGCACCGCGAGGGAAACCCGGCGCTCCTGGCAGTCCACATGGACCGCTAAGGCGTCTACCCGGTCGCCGTTGCTCCCGGATGGCGGCATGGCCAGCGTATGGGGAGAATCATTCTGGAGCCACCGGCCCGCCGCTATCGCATACCCGGAGGCCACGGTGGCATTGAAGCCGCTGACCGTCACGGAGAATTGAGCGCCCTCCAGAGAGATACCGCTGCCGGTGATGGAGTGGATAGCATCGGAGAACTGCGCCGATGTGTATTCGCTGGTGATATCCCCCAGGCAGAAGCCATAACTGAGCGGCATAGCTTACTCCTCCTCTTTGGCCTTGATGTAGGCCGGGATACCGTCGGAGGCTATCATGGGGAGCCATGCGCCGTCGTTAGCGTAGTTGTATAGCTCCGGGAGCTTCATCACACCCAGCTTGCCCTTGTTATTGGTGTCCTGTCCGGAGATGTACAGGAGGTTCTGGTCCGCGTCATACTCCAGACAGCCGAATTGGGTGATGGCACCCAGAATATCCTGTGTGTCGAAGTATCCCCAGGAGGCCCCGTTTTCCGGCGTCTGAGAAAATGCAAGGCCGGTACCAACAAACACGAACCACAGGTCCTGGTTTGCGGCGTAGAGCACGGAATCAGGGAAAACAGTGGCACGGGAGGGAAGCGCCACCGCTGCCACTGTGGGAGCTGAGGCCGAGTAGGGCTCGTTGGGATTGTAGCGGCCTATACGGAGGTTCAGCCTGCGGCTGGAGAGGAAAGCGCGGTAGATGTAGAGGCCGTTTCCTGCGGCTGGCGAGGTGCGAACAGGGTCCGCCTGGCTCAATTCTTCCCGAAAATAGAACGGTTGAGAAGTGTTGTATACACCGTTCGGACTAGAGACCAAACTCAAAAAATTGCTGTTGTTTATAATCGAAATATCAATCGCAACAAGGTCCATCGCTGTTTTGTGACCATATCGCAGAAGCGTTTTATTGTAATATCCCGACTCGGGTCCAGCGTCCATATAAACCCCTTTGGCTGTAGAAAAATCGGACGCTTTCCAGACGATAGATGCGACCGTATCCCGGTACGTGGTCGGATGTGTTGTAAGGCCGACACACAGAATAAATGAACTGACCACATCCGGCGCCCCGTACTCGTTCCAGTTATACTCTACCGCAGTAATTTCCGGAACGAAATTTTCTCCAGGGAGTTTTATACTCAGATTTGCGCTTCCAACGGAAATTGTTGCGTTATTCAAAAGAGGTCTCAAATCCCGCTCTGTCATTGCCACGGACCCGCTGCCGGTGAAGTTACTGTTCTCCAGCAGGACAAATGAGTTAGCGCTTGTCTGATTCTGCGCAAGGAACAGGTGCCCAGACACGATGGAGAGGCAAACGGGATTTTCAGAGGATGCCGTCAACTTGTCCGCTCCCGTGACGTTGAGTGTCTTTATCTGCTTTGTGGAGCCGGTATATCCGTAGAGCTTCTTATCCGTTGCGGAGTAGGCCCAGAGGGTCCCGTTGTAGAGGTACCCGTTGCTGAGGCCGGACCCAGCCGCGCCCTTGAATCCCTCCCAAAACTCCTGTGCGCCAGGGCTGACCTTGCCCAACGCCGCCACCAGTTCGGGGTAGTCCGATTCGTTGATGTAGCTCCCGTCACAGCGCAGCCAAGCCGAGCTGACGTTCTTGCTTGCGCTGAACTTGATGGTGCCGATAGGGGGCGGGGCCAGCTTTTCCACCTCCGCCTGGACCTCCGCAATCTTCTGGTCCAGGATGGCGGACTGCTTGCGGATATCCGCCTCCGCCGCTTCCAGTTTTCCCTCAACCTCATTGTCAATGTAGTGGATGGCATACTGCACCTTCTTGGACAAGCTCCCGGCGCTGTCGATGACGCCGCAGATATCGGTGTTGTAGCGAGTGTCCTCAGCAGTCCCGGCCTGGGCGTTGACGATGCCCAGCACCAGAGAATCCGGGTAAGCCTGCGCGATACTGCGGGCCTCGATCTCGATCATGCGCTTGCCTGTGTTCAAGTGGGCGACGATGGCCTGGGAGGCGGTGCCGGAGGCCTCCACGGGGTAGTCGGCGTCGTTTTTCAGCCAGAAGCCCTGGATAAAGAGGTACCCGGGACTGACCATCGCCGCGCCGTCCTCGAAGCGGACCTTGAAGCTGTCCGGGTTGTCCAGGACGCACACGCCGGAACCGATGAACTGCGCAAAGTAGCCCGTGAAGTCGCCGGAGGTATATTCCCGGTCATATTCCCCGGTCTCTTCGTCTTGCACGGCGTCAAAGAAGCCGTCATAGAGCGCCATATCATTTCCCTGCCTTTCGTTTCAGGATGTCGTATAGGGTGGGCTGGCCAAAGCCCAGGGTCAGGGTCAGCTCCTCTCCCGCGCTGCTCGCCGCCCGGGACGCGCCTTGCACCACGGCGTTGACCGTGATACCCAACCGGTCGTCGGTCACGGTGATGGTGTCGCCCAGGAAGAAATCCTCCCCCAGGACATACGTCGGATTGTAGGTCCGCACGGTGGCGGAGAAGGAGCGCACCAGCTGATGCTCCGCCATTTTCTCCCGTCCCCGGGTTTTCAGCACGTCAAGGTATTGCTCCGGGGTCAGGGGATTATCTGGGTCGCTGTCGGATTGCAGGTCCCGGGCGTCGATGTAGAGTTCCCGGCGGGACAGGCCGGTGGGAGTGCTGGGGTCGGGCATGGCTGGTGCCTCCTTTCTTAGACTGCGGGGCCTGCATCAATTGTGCCACTTCCGGAATTGGCCGTAAATGTCTTTTTGACCAAATCGTAGAATCCAACAGCATTATCAGATGTTCTTATACAGGGGACCCAATGCTGAACAAGCGTTTTTGCAGTTGCGTTTTGAGTGTGCTGGTAATACTTGTATTTATAGACCCACATTTCGGGGACATAAGATGCCATAGAGTATCCAAGAGACGATGAATATCCAGTAGTGGAAGAGGTGCTAAATGACCATCCGCCTATAGCTGCTGAATTGTTTCCAACCTTAAATACTTTGTTCAAATTGTCGATTTCGACATGGACTTTTTGATTGGCGGAAACATTCAAAACTTTCATTGTGTTGTTGGTTGAAGACGCCGGACATCTCAGTCCTGTAAAACCGGATGAAGATCCGACGGTTGTTAGGCTGAAATATCTAACCGCCCCATTTGGAGAACTAGTCGACAACACAATTCGGTTTGTTCCAGGATTTGTGGTTCCAAGCTTGATATCCATCTCTATAGATGGCGCAACCGATGCTGTATGCGATGGAATTGCATATGAAAAATATGCTGCCGAGTTTCCAGGGAAATGCACATATTCAACTTCTGTATATCCGGTTGGCAGGCGAGACGATGTAAACACCGCCACCAGCGCCACATTCCCCGTGGCGGTAAAGGTGTAGCTCGTGCTCTCGCTGACAGTGCTCCCGCCCACCTTCCACGCCACGAACTTGTACCCGCTCCCGGGCGCGGCGGTGACGGTGACGGACTGCCCCTCCTGGTAGGTCCCCGCCCCGGAGGCTGTTCCTGTGCCGGAGGGGTCCACGGAGGTGGTCACGGTGTAGACCAGCACCTCCTCAAAGACTGCGGTCAGGGTCCGGTTGCCTGTGACGGTGAAGGTATAAGATGCGCTGGTGCTGACCTGATGACCATTCTCCTGCCAACTGGACAGCTTGTAGCCGGAGGCCGGGGTCGCCGTGACCGTCACCTGGGAGCCGCCTTCAAAGGAGCCTCCGCCGGAGACGGTGCCCTTCTCCGCGTCCTGGGACACCACGACCACGGTGTAGGACACCACGGGCGTGATACGGGCGTAGCCGTTGCCGCTGTGGCCGGTCTCCGCCGTGCCGCCGGGGGATGTAAAGGACTGTGCGCCGTTGACGGTGCGGGCATTGGAGAGGTGGTGCACCGCCGTCAGGCCGAAGCCCGCCGGGGCATTCTGCCCGGTCCAGACGAAGCCGGAACCGCCGCCACCGCCCCGGTCGTCGTCACCGGAGCTGTCCGGCACAGAGCCGGAACCGCCATACCAGCCGCCGCCTCCCGCGCCGCCGTGGCCTCCACCGGTGGAGATGCCGTTTCCGCCGAAGCCGAAGCCCGCGTAAGCGCCTGCCTGGGAAGCCGTGTTGGTAGACGGCGCAGTGGTCTGCCAAGCGGAATTGGATACGCCGGTCTGGGTGCCGCCAAAGCCGCCGGTACCGTAGGACTGCGACGCGCTCCCTCCTGCCTCTCCGCCGCCGTACATACCGTTTTTGTTGGCCGCACCGTCGGAGCCTCCGCCGCCCGCCACAATGACGCGGTGGTTGAGGTCGTCCGCGCCGATGCGGATGTCAGACGCACCGCCGCCTCCGTTGTAGGTGCCGCGCCTTCCGCCGCCGTTGAAGCCTCCGGCGGTGCCGCCCGTGTTTCCAGAGCCGCCCACGCGGGCAAATACCTGTGTAGGCTCGGCGACGGTGAGGTTGCCCACCGAATACCCGCCCTTACCCGCATAGGCCGCGCCGGAACGGTATCCGCCCTCCGCGCCCCAGACTTCCAGCTTGTAGACGCCGGGATAGAGGGTCGCGGCAACGACGTTCCCGCTGTACTCGTACTCTTTGGGGGACATATCCGCAAAGACCGCCGTCAGAGTGCGGTCAGCGTTGGCCTGGAAGGTGTATGTTGCCTCCGTGCTGACGATTGCCCCGTTTTCCTGCCACCCCACAAAAGCGTAGCCGCTCGAGGGAGCTGCCGTAACGGTGACGCTCACGCCCTCCTGTACGGTGCCGCCTCCCGTGACAACGCCGCCGCCTGCTGGGTCGATGTTCAGGCTGATGGTGTACTCCACAACCACAGGCGGGGTGGGCGGCTGGGGAGCCGGTTCGCTCTCGACGGGATTCTGCACGGTAACGGAAACCCGGTCCGCCCCCTCGCCCTCTCCGGCTACCAGGGTGACATTGCGGTAATTGTTGCTGTCATAGGTGTAATCGCTGGTGAGCACATCGTCCAGCTCTGTGGAGTAGAAGATCGGCTCGTTGTCCGTCTGTCCTGTTGAGCGGTCCACACCGTACCGGGCCCAAAACTCCATCCGTGGAACCTCCGGGTTGAACCGGACACCAAAGGCCACCTGGTACGCCTCCCCCAGCTCCTCCAGGGCCTCCAGAAGGGTACCGCCAGTCTGCTGTTTCCGGACCTTTTCGCCGGAGGCGGGCGCGGCGTCCTCCAGAGCAAGGCCGGGGATCACCCGGGCCTCCAAGTCCCCCTGCGTGGGGTGGATACAGCAGTCATCCACCAACTGCCGCATGAGGTCCGGGACCGCGCCATACAGGTCATAGCGGCCCCAGAGGATACGCCGGTCCAGGATGCCGGTCAGGTCCCGGCCCTTTGCCGTGATGTAAGGGCCCTCGCGCCGCGCCTCACGCTGGACGTGCTCGATGATGCCCGCTGTTTCCCCCTCAATCCATACGATATTTTCCGGCACCAGCAGGGCGCGGGATTCATCGGTGATGAGCGATTCCACGGAGAAGGACCCGCTGGAAAACGCCCTGCTCTCCCAGATGGCGGACCGCTGAACCTCCAGAACACCCAGAAGCTCCAGGGCGGGGCTGTATACCTCCATTTTCAGGTCCATGCTATTCCACCTCCAGATAGAGCGGCGTGTAGTAGATGGTCACGTCCATGTTGCCCCGCTGGTCCAGGTCGTCGCAGTCCAGGGCCAAGCGGTTTGAGCCGGGGATCAGCTGGGTGCCAAAGCTGGAGCGGAAGTCCCGGTATTTGATGACGTTCTCCTCCGCCCCGTCCGCGCCCCAGAGCTTCATGTGCTTGTTCCTCGGAACGGTGGACAGCTCCAGCTGTTCACCCCTCTGGAAGGTCCGGTTCATGCCGATGAATTTCCCCGTGGTCAGGTTCTTCACCCTAGGGTTTTTCACCTCCCCGGAAAACCGAATGCGGATGACTATCCCCGCCGCGAAGCCGCCCCGGTTGTCCACGGTGACGCTGTACGCCTTGCCGATGGAGGCGAAGACCACCGAGCGGACCTGCCCGAAGTTGTTCGGGAACCGGAAGAGCTTCTTCTTTTGGTCGAAGGGTACCGCCGTATCGCTCAGGTCGGTGAACAGCGGATAGGGGCAGGTCGCCTGAATCAGGAACCGGCGGACCTTCTCATTGTTTTTGATGTACTCCGGGCTGTAAGCAACGGAGATGTCGGGCCGGAAATTGATCTTCTTGCCCTTGTACTCCAGGGTGTAGTCCTCCACGGGGGAGATAAAGGCGTTGAGGAAGTCGCACCGGCTTTGCAGGTTCCCGGTGCCGCTGTCCATCACCCAGCCGGTGATGGACAGCGGGCGGGGGCCGATGGTGGTGGAAACGATGCTCTCGCCTACCTGGTTGAAAAATGCGTAGGTGTTGTGCTGTCCCTGGACCTGCCCCCAGTCCACGGAGCCAAGCCAATAGGACCAGTACTCCCCTTTTTTGAGAAACAGGCTTCCCCGGCCCGAGAGGGACGTGATCTTGATTTCGTCGATCATTGGGAAACCTCCTTACACATAGCCCAGCGCGATCTGCTGGGACGCCTTTTTCGCCTCCCTCGCGGCCTCTACTGGGTCCAGGGCTTTGGGGGAGTTGAAGGTGAAGTTGAAGGTATTTCCTGCGCCAATCTGCGCGGGACGGGAGTTGTCACTGTAGCCCCCGGAATACCCTCCCCCGTTGGTCCGCAGGCCCACGGTGGCGGTGCCGAAATTCAAACCGCCCTCGATCTTCCTCTTGATTGCGCGGTATTCATCATCCCAGCCTCCCGCAAGGCCAAGGGCCATGTTCTCCCCGATGCCCGCGAAGACCGTAGACGGGGAGTGGATGCCCAGAAGGCCCTTTACACCGCTGATGATGCCCTTGATTTTCTCGCTCATGAAGCCCACAAACGCGTCCCACGCGCCCATGACGCCATTTTTGATGCCGTTGACGATGTTCCCGCCAATCTCCTTGAACTTGTCTCCGATGCCGGAGAACACGCCCACGATCTTGTCGAAAATCCCCTTGAAGAAGTCGGCAGCCTTGTCCCAGGCACCCTTGACGGCCTCCCAGGCTTTTTTGAATCCCTCGCTGACCTTCTCAGCGGCGGCGGAGGCGGCCTCCTTGATGACGTTCCAGATGCCCGCAAAGAATTCCTTTGCCGCTTCCCAGACGCCTTTGACCGCCTCGTACGCCTCCTTGAACGCGCTGGAGAGGAATTCGGTCACTTCCTCGAAGACGGACCGGATACCATCGGCGATGCCGGAAAAGAACTCCTTAGCGGCCTCCCACGCGCCCTGCACGGCCTCCCAGGCGGCTTTGAAGAATCCGCCCAGGACTTCTGCCACGGGCTCGAATACGCTCTTGATGCCCTCCCAGACGCCAGAGAAAAAATCGGACGCCGCCTGCCATGCGGCCTGTACAGCTTCCCACGCGGCGGAGAAGAAGCCTCCCAGGACCTCGGCGACCACAGAGAAGACCGATTGAATCCCCTCCCAGATACCGGCGAAGAAGTCCACCACGGCGGACCATGCCGCCTGAATCGCCTCCCAGGCCGCAGAGAAGAATCCTCCAAGCACCTCCGCTACGACGGAGAAGATGGACTGTATCCCCCCCCAGATCGCCGCGAAAAACTCCACGGCTGCGCTCCATGTGGCCTGCACGATTTCTGCCGCCGCCTGGAAGATGCCGCTGAAAAACTCCGCAACGCCCTGGAAAATGGCCTGGATGCCCTCCCAGACACCAGCAAAGAATTCAACCACTCCGTCAAACGCCGTTTTGATCGCCTCTGACGCCGCTTGGAAGAATCCGACGATGGCCTCCAAAATCGCCGATACGGCGTCGCGGAACGCCTCACAGTTTTGCCATAGGAGAACCACGGCGGCGATGATAGCGGTGACCACAGCAACAACCGGGTGGGCCATGATTAGGGCAAAGAGCGCTTTGATACCGCCCATGAGTTGCCCGCCTATGCCCATAATGGTTGATATACCGCTGGTCATAAATCCGACAACTGTACTGATTGCGCCACCGATGGTTGTCAGAGCGGTAATCAGTTTCCCGACAACAATGAGGACGGGACCGACTGCGGCGGCAATTCCCGCGATGGCCAGAATCATTTTCTGTGTCCCCTGGTCCAAGTTGTTGAACCACTGGACAACCTCCGTGATTTTCTGAACGACAGATGTAAACGCCGGAATCAGGAGCTGGGAGAGGTTTGTAAACAGGACATTGATGGCGGAACTCAGCATCGCCATTGCCCCTGCGGCGTTGTCGTTCATGATTGCCGCCATTTCCTGCGTTGTCCCGCCGGAGTTGTTGATGGCCTCCGTCAGTTTGTTGAAATCCTCCGGGGCCGCGTTGATGATTGCGAGCATACCGGACATTGCCTCTTTGCCAAAGAGCATCGAGGCGGCGGAGGCTTGCGTCGATTCATCAAGCCCGCCCATCTTTTCCCGGAGCTGTCCCATGACTTCTCCAAGAGACAGCATATTCCCGTCCGCGTCGGTCAGGGAAATGCCGTACTGGTCCATGACCGTTGCCATGTTCTTGGTGGGCGACGCCATGTTTGTGATTGCAGTGCGGAGCGTTGTGCCTGCCTGCGACGCCTTGATACCACTGTTCGCCATGAGCCCCAGCGCGACGGCGGTGTCCTCTGCGGAGTACCCCAACGCGCCCGCCACGGGGGCGACGTACTTAAACGATTCGCCTAGCATGGAGACGTTCGTATTAGCGCTGTTGGATGCGGCGGCGAGGATATCCGCAAACCGCCCGCTGTCCGCCGCTGTCAGGCCAAACGCCGTAAGAGCGTCCGTCACGATATCGGAGGTCGTTCCCAGGCTTTCCCCGGAGGCGGCGGCAAGGTTCATAATGCCTGCAAGGCCGTCCACCATCTGTCCGGCGTCCCAACCGGCCATTGCCATGTACTGGTAGGCTTCCGCCGCTTCGGATGTGGAAAATTTTGTCTGGGAGGCCATTCTCATAGCTTCGTCGCCCAGCATTCCCATTTCCGACGCGGTAGCACCGGAGATTGCCTGCACCTTGCTCATACCGGCCTCATAATCAGCGCCAGTCTTAATTATGGCGGTGCCAATCCCCGCAAGGGGTAGAGACAGGCCCTTTGTCAGCGTCCTGCCAACTTTGGAGATGGATTCTCCCGTTTTGGACAGCTTGTCCGAAAAACCGTCGAATTTTTCTTTCGCCGAATTCAAGCCTTGCTCGAATTCGTCCATTTTTATGCCGATTGTGGCATAGAGCTCGAAAACGTTAATTTCCGCTCACCTCCTTCAGCCGACCAATGACGTGCTCAATCACTTCCTCCGGCGTCCGCGTCTCTTCCGGCGGCGCGGGCTTGTCCTTGTCCGCCCAGCGTAGGGTCATGGTTTTGCCAACAGGCTTCTCAAACTTGGCAAGTTCGCCTGCAAGGACGGCAGATGCCGCCGTGTTCTCAGCAATGGCCTGGAACGTATCGGTCACATACACCTCAAACGTCCATCGGTCGATGTCCCGCTTGATGACCGCCGGGAGGGCGGAGAGAACCGCTTTTACGCGGAGGCGAGGCAGTCCGCAGAGGGCGCAGAGGGTCCGGTCTGCGCCTGCCGCGCGGACGATCTGAAAAAAGACAGCAGGTCCTCATCCTGGAAGACCTCCCGGACCTGCCGGATGGTATCGCGGACCGGCTGTACGCCGATGTCCGCCACGCTCTTCTCGTTCAGCACGGACAGGATGCCGTACACGTCCGGGCGGTGGGCCCGCAGGAGCGCAGGGATGATCTCGCCCATGCGCTCCACCAGCATGAGGCCCGCGCCGTAAATGTTGGTATCGTCCGCAGGCTTGACGATCTTACCCACGGCGGACACCATAGCCTCATCGGAGGCGATGTTGGAGATGTAGGGCGTCAGCTCGCACAGTACGTCCAGCGCCCGGTCGGTACTCAGCTCAGAAAGTTTCATCAGGCTACCTCCGTTCCGCCGCCACTCTCAGACGCAGGGTCGGCGCTCCAGAACTCCATCGGGACCTCATCCTGAGTGGCAACACGGGGATGGCCGGACAGGGAAATGGTGGTCTGCCCCTTGCCGTTCTTGGTGGTCTGAAGCTCGAAGCCCTCCTGAGACAGCGCGTTTTTCAGACAGGCGGCGAGCATACCGCCGTTGGCCTTGTCTCCCACCCACCAGATGTCTTTGGCGTCGGTGACCTTCATTGCGATACGGGGAACGATGTGGGTCGGGTCCTCCGTATCGATGTCCGCCGCGCCCAGGGCAAGGCGGATGGACTTCGCGGAGGTACCCAGGCTCGTGGTCTCCAGGCCGCAGTCCCAGGAATCCAGGTTCATCAGCTCCAGAAGGCCGGCGGGGCAGTTGTCCACGTCCTCGCCCAGGTCGGAGTAGGATGGCTTGCAGCGGATGGCCACACCACCGGTGGTAGGGCAGATGATGTCTTCATCCTTGACCACTGGATTGGCAGGGTCGAAGTTGTAAAGCAAAATACCGGCGTTTGTCTGCATCTGCGAGAACGTATCCGCCGGAATACGGGTAAAAGCTCCCATTTTGCACTTCCTTTCGTAGTTTTCAGGTGTTAGACACCCATTGAATGGTGAAATTACTGCGGCGGCGCTTGATCTTGTCGCTGACCTCATCCCGCAGGCCCGTCCAGGGGCCGCAGTAGACCATCGCACCGCCGCCATCGAATGCGATTGCCGCGCCGTTGTGGCAGCGGTCGGATATCTCCTGGGCTTTGGCGTTGATTGGGACATTGCTCTCACTGTGGTAGTAAAGCTCAACGGTTGGATATGTAACGTCCTCAAAGGCACCCATTGTGAACTCATAGACCAGGTAGGGCAGGATGGCATCGTCCGGCACGTCCGTTGTGGCGTATGCCGGGAGGCCGAAGGAGGAAAAGAACTGGTGGAGGGCTGCGGCTTTGGTCATGTGGTGCCGCCTCCAATACCGGATAGTGAGTGTATGCGCTTGATGGCCTGTTCCGGTGTATGCCCATCCCATTTGGGGGCATATTCCAGCTCTTTCACACGAAACAAATCCCAATACGGGTCAATGTCATAGTGATAGGTGGCTTGTCCTTCCGGCGTTTCAATTCCGACGATAAACATTCCGTTGTACATCGGCCCGCCGCCCTCATGGTGCCGTTTGGATTTCCAAGCAAGGTCGGGACGAGCATTGCAAATTACACTGAACAGGATTGCACGGTGATGGTAAAGCTCATCAAAGGTGTGGTAGCCATCAGAAACTTTCCCTTGCTCAAATGGTGTAGAACGGAGGATAATCTTTCCGCAGTCCTTGCACCGCCACACGCTCCGTTTCCCTTCGGCCATATTGGTTTCATCTGCGGTGATGTTTTGGACAAATTCAAGCGGCTTGTCCAGATGCTTGCAAAACAGTTTCATACCGCCCCCGCCTTCTGCCACGCTTTGTAGATTTTCGGGCCTTGAATGGCTATCCAGTCCACCATTTCCTCATTTTTGGCCCATGCTATATCCGGGCTCAAAGCACTGTCCGCAATCCCGCTCTGGTCTAAAAAGGCATGGACAATCTCATGCCGAAGGATTTCTTTTTGCGCTGCTCGGATGGTCTCGGGAGGTTCATGTTCCCAGCCCTTGTATGTGGACATATCACAAACTACAATTTGCTTTGCCAAGCTGTCGCAGTAGCCGTCAATAGAGCGGCGTTCAAACACTTCGTCCTCATTGTATTTCTTGACGGTGACGGTGTACTCCGTGCCAAGAATGTTGATTTTCATACACTCACCCCACCGGCAAAGTAAATTCTTCCGCTGTCACCTGGGAAAACTGGAATGTGGCCCGCTTGGGCGTTTGCACATCGTCCCCGTCGCTGGTGACACGGAAAATTTTTCTGTCCGACAGGCGGCGGAACACGTCGTGGTACTCCAACTTTGCATTTGGCTCACAGGTAACGGTGTACAGGCTAGTCACGCCCTGCTTCTCTGCCGTCCTGGCCTGCATGGAGGTGTCGCACACCACAGCGGCGTTAAACTCTGCTCCGTCTATCCAGCTGGTGATAAAGCCGCCCTCGCCGTCCGGGACACGCTTCTTTTCAATCAGTTGGCAGGGCTCCATGTAATCCTGTAAAAGGCTCATAATGCAGTCCTCCTGTTCCAGTCTGCTGCCGCTTCTTCGTAGCCATCGCAGATGACATAGAATCCATCGGCATCTCGACGGAACTCCGATTTGTATGTTTTTGCGGTTGTCGCACCGCATTTTGAACAACAAACACTGTGTAACTGCGAAAACATGCCGCAATGGTTTACAGAATTAGAGCTGGTTTTCACAACTGCTTTGCCGCCGCAAAACTGGCAAGGTTTTAATTCTGCCATCAAATTTCCCTCAACTTTCTGTACGGGTTCAGCCGGGGCCGGAACGCCGCCTGCCAGCCGCCGGAGCCGGTACTGTCCCCCGCGCCGCTGGCCTTGCTATAGCTGTAGCCGCCAAAGCTCTCGCTGGTGTAGGGGCTATCAACCACCGCGCCGTACTTCTCCTGCCATGCAGCGATCTCCTCCGCCAGTTCCACCACGACCCCTGGAACCGCCAGGGCCCAGACAGTGCCGGTAAAGGTCTCATCCGCGAGGAGCTCCATGCTGGGTCCATACTGGTGGAGGCCATCGTTGAACACGCTGCCGCAGATGCGGAAGTACTGCCCAGGCCGGAGGAAGGGAAGCGTGATGCCGCCGCCCTCTATGGTGAAGCTCCCGGTATGGACGCCGCCGGGGACGATGAACCAGTTTTTTGTCTCTCTCAAGACCTGCTCCAGCATCACGCCGCCCCCCTTCCTTACTTGCTGGCAGCCTTTGCGGGCGCGGATGCAGCAGCGGCAGTACCGCCGCCAATGGTGCCTTTCACGACGCCCTCTGCGTACTCCACCAGGATCTGGATGCCGCTCATGACAAGGCTCTCGATCTGGGCCCGCTCTTCGTTGCGGTAGCCGCTGTTGATGCCGATGAGGCCCAGCTCGTCGGCAGTCAGGCCGAAGGCGGCCGCCACATCCCCGTTCATAGTCAGGTAGTACATGATGAAATTTTCCTTCGCGGTCGCCACAAAGGTTCCTTGGGTGATGCGAGAGGAAATGATTACTGTCCCAAGACCAAGGAAATCCTGGATATAGTTCATGCCGAACGCCGTCTGGGTGGTGATGTTCGCGTTGGCCAGATACGCGGACACGTCCAGGGGATTGAGGAAATATACCGGCTCGGTGGTATCGTCCTCAAACTTCACCTGAAGCTGGCCCCAGGCAGCGGCCAGAGCGGCCTGGAGGCCGTCTCCGGTCACAGAGGCGGAACTGGAAATCGTCCCGTTCATGAAGTCAAACAGGTTTTTCCGGACGCCCACCTGAACGTCCCGCAGCAGGGCCGCGTCGGTGTCACGAACGGCGGCAGTGTAGCCGGACTTCTTGATCGCCTCGGCGCTGGCGGCTTTCCTCCACTTCCGCAGTGTGATCTCCCCAATGGGGGTCTTGTCGGTCTTGTACTGGCTCAGAGGGATGATCTCACCCTCAGCCACGTTGCCGTCCTGGAGCTCGCCGGTGGTGGTGTAGTAGTAAAGGGTGGTCCCCTCCATCATGGGGATGCGCCGGGTCACGCCCAGCACCTCCAGCAGCTTCGCGAGACTGTTGTGCTGGAACTGGCGAACAAAGTCCACCTCGCGGACCTTCTTCATCTGTTCCTGCGTAATGAGGTTGGTTTCAGCAGCCATTGTTTACTCCTTTCATTTGATACCGAAAAGCTCCAAATTCTGCGCCATCGCGTTTTGCCTGGCTTCCGTATCCTTGATTTTGTCGATTTCCTCAACGGTCGTCTTGGGACCGCTGATGTTTGCAGGGGGATCCGGCGTCACAGCGCCCCGGACCTCAACGGTCTCGATGAAGTCCGCCCACTCGTCCTTGATGGACTTCAGCCGGTCCTTCGCGTCGGCAATCTCGCCCTTTTCGTTGAGCTCCACGCCGTCCACGTCGCTGCATCGCAGGATGGTGTCCATGCGCTTCTCACTGACCCCCGCTGCTTTCAGGAGCGCACGGTAAGCGGTTTCCTTCGCGGTCCGGCTCTCCTTTTTGGCCTGTTCGGCCTTGTAATCCTCAAATTTCTTCTTGAGGTCCTTGTACTCCTGCGTGTCCTTGACCGCAGGAGCCGGATCCTGCTTGTTCTCCTCAAGGGCTGTTTTGACCTGCCCAGCCGCATAGGCATCTCTGGCCGAAAGATGCTCCTGCACTAGGGCGTCCTCAAACTCCTTGGGAAGCTCCACACCGCTTTCCTTCGCGATCTTGCGGATAAATTCGCGTGTAAATGCCATTTTCGTTCTCCTTTTCTTTGGCCCCCGGTTCTTTGGGGGGCGAACGTTGTATAAAACCGCAGTGCTTCGCGGGTTTTACTGATAGACCATGTTTCCGCATGCCGGACATTTGCACTTAAAAGAAACGTGCTTGTCAAGCCATTCCATCTGGCTTGCTCCTTCGTATTCCATTTTTCGTGCAACAAAAACACATCCGCATCGTTCACACGAAAACTTTCTTTCTCCGGATACTTTTCGGGGGTCTCCTTTTTTTCAAAATCTCCATGTTTACCTCCAAAAGAAAAAGCGTGGACACTCACTCCATGTCTGGAATGAATGTCCACGCTCGGACGTTCCGCCGGAACGCTTACCGGCGGCAAACCCTATTCACTTTGTTTGGATATGCTCCTGCACATACCCAAAAGATATGCACTTTACCAACCTACCTTCTTGTGCGGCCGATAGGCAACGGTTCCATGCCTTACAGGACAGGCAATCCAGTCGTTTCACTTCCTCCCGCCGCACCTTCACAACTTTTACGCCATCCTTGACGGGAATTAGCTCCACGCGATATCCTTTTAGGAGGGCGTTTATGGTTGTTTGTTTCGCTTTGTCGTATTCTGCGGATAGTTTTGACTTGATGGTCTTATCATCCACCGAACGTCACCGCCCCACCGCTGAATTTCATGTCCTCCAGCTTTACGCCGGAGAAGGAGTGGGTGACATTTTTCTCGCTGTCATAGATGTGTAATTCATATGTCCAAACGCCGTTTGTCAGGCTATATTGTGCTAGCTTCACCAGATCCCCAGTAAATCCGTTGTAGGTTACTTGCATGGCGTTGGCCTCCTTTTCCTTCTTAAAAACTTCCCTATCGTATGGCTTATGTGGTTCTCGTGTGCGTCCCAAATAATCAGGGCGTTCTGAATCTGTAAGCAAAAACCATGTATTCATCCGTTCTTTAATTCCCCCTCGATGATTCCCCGATACTGCGCCACATGGTCGGCCACGGCGGGCTTCAAATATGGCTGCGCCCGCTGTCCGTAGGTCAGGTGCCAATCTCCTTTTGCGTCCTGATATACCCACGGGGTCTGGCGGCCGCCGGGATAGTATTTGCCGGTGCCCAGCTCTACATAAGCGGCATACTCGCTGTTACTCCCGATGTATACCGCTGTTTCGGATGATTGGACCTGGTGCATGATGCTGTTGCGCAGGTTCCCCGTATCCACTGGGCACAACAGTTTTGCGTACCCCTCCGCCGTCAGACCGCACTTTTCCAGGGCTCTCAGAACGGCGGCCTGCATTTCCTCTTTTACAAGGCCACTGTTGTCGGTAATTTCAATATTCAAATTCAATGTCCAAATCCTTTCCGGTTTGAGCGCATTCCATCAATTTCCAAGCAAGATAATACGCTGATTCTTCTTGGGACATAGTCGTTGCTGCTGCAATCTTTTTTGATAGCTCTGCCATATCTTCTTGGTCTTTATCCAGCGATTTCGCTAAGCTTCTCACCAAATCGAGAGATTTTTCATAATCCTTAGCATATTGCAAAACATTTTCCCCAAAAAATTGTGTGCTCATTTCTGCAAATACCCCTCTCCACGTTTATGGTTTTCCCACTGAGCAAACGTCATATCCGGCAACATGCCCCAACGGTCCCGCCGTAGGGCGTCGCTCATATCCACACCCTCTACTTCCGCAATCATGGTGCAGCGGCAGTTATACACGTTGGCCGGTGCGGCGTTTGGGTCGCCTGGGAACATGATATCGCCCAAAATAGATTGAAAAGGCTTATCATTTGGCTGGGTCTGTCCGTCAAGTAACTGGTGTGCATGGCGCGTCCTGTTGTCCAGCGTAGCCAACCAGCGTTTTTTGAGCCTGATCCCCATTTCCTCTGCCCGGCGGTAGCTGTCCATTCTGCCCGCGTTCTGCGACCCGGTAACGGCTGTACGCGCCGCACGGATTGCGCTGTTGCGGTTCATGTTCGGAATGTTGGTCTGGAGACGATCGGCAAGGTGCTTAATGCTCTCTCCCTGGAGGATTCCGCTGGTGACCTGTGCCGTGATTTGCCGCTTGCCATATGCAAGGTCAATCCCGCGCTTTGCAGCACGCTTGGGCGGGTAGTACGGCATGATGTCCGGCTGCTCCACGATCAAACGGCGGACAGTCTGTTCATCCCATAGGTCAAACCCCACATCTGCGCCCACCTGCTGTTCGATAGTATAGGCAGCATAGTTTCGATTGAGTGAGTACAGGCCGGGAGTGGTGTCATTGATGTAAGCAGCGGCAACGGCGTTTGCGTCCGTCATCCGTTCTGCCACCCGGTCCCGCAGGGCTTCAAACCGTTTCCCACGCCCGATTTGCGCCAGCCGCCATTGGGTGTACTGTTGCTGGGTGATTTTCCCATCCTGCAAAAGCTGGAGCTGTTCTACGTCCCGCTCCTTGAACCGCTCAAAATAGTCGTCGATCTTCTCTTGCAGCTCCTCAGCGGCCTTTTTGTATTCGGCGGCAATGCGCCGTTCCAGCTTGGAGAGTTCTTCGTCTGTCCATATGTGGGCTTCGTCAGGCTTCCGCATTTACTTTCCGCTTTCTGGGTTGTGCTACGAACTGACATCCACACTGCGGGCAATCGAACGTATCATATTCAAGCGCTTCATCGCCGCCAGAAATAGCCGCAAGCCCCACCTTTCCTTTCTCCCTTGAGATATAATGCTTTTCGATTGTTGCGTTGAATTCGCAACCGCAAATACCGCATTTTAACATTTTTATTTCTCCTCAGCTTTCTTTCCATATCGCTTTACATCAAAATCAACAGTTCTTTGTCGGCGCGGAGGTGGGCGTGGTCAGGTGTCCTCATCCGTCAATTTTCTCCCGCACTCTGGGCAGTATTTTGGATAATAAGCTTCGTGGTTGCTTCCTATTGCTCGTATGGTAATCTGACCATACGAATTTTCAAGAGTAAGACTTATGTATGGGAGGAGCGTTTCGCCTATATAAAAATCTTCTCCTATTTTTGGGTCGCAGAATTTGCACATCATTCCTCGCCACACTCGAGAGCA